GTGTTGTGTCCACATCCCCTCTGTCTTGATAAGTCATGAATCTTTTTTGAGCTTCTTCTGCTTCATCCTTATCTAAATAAATATAAGGTTTAGCTGAATCAGGAACTCTACTATAACCTTTAGTAGTGCTACCAGATTTTCCTGTAGTTGGATCAAAACAATGAAATGTCATTGAGTTTATGTATTCACCGCCTAATGCTCTTTGACCTAAATCACTATAAGCAAAAGGATCATACTTTGGTTGTGGTGTAGGTACTGGCATTGGCATAACTGGTGCTGGTCTACCAATCACTGTTCCGTCTTCAGGTACTGTTTGTTTAGGTTGTTCTATCGGCACTCTAGGTGGTGCAGGTTGAGCCATTTCAGGAGGAGGCGTAGGACTAGGCATAGGCATTATCGGTCTTTCATATGGCCTTCTAAAATTATCTCCTATTGCATCTGTTCTTCTGTCAGTAGGCATGAAAGCCTGTTCTGGTTGAACAGGAGCTTGATAGCCTTCAGGTGTAAAAAATGCTGGACCGCCAACAACTAAACTAGGTCTAGGTTGCATAGGTCGTGGAGGTGCTGGCATACGTTCTATACGCTCTACCTCACCAAACTGTTGGTTTCGTACGCCAGGTGCTACAGGAGGTGTTGCCATTAATAGATTCCGCTAAACTTAGTTCCTCTCAAGGCAGCTTTACCGCCACGAGATTTACCTGCTCCAAATGGTTTAGGTGCGCTGCCGTTAGCAACTTGTTCTGGTCCTGAGTAATTAACAGTACCTTGGTCTTTGATAGTAACGCTTGATTTAACGCCTTTTACTTTTTCCATTTTTATTACCTCTTTTATTTTTTGACCTTCTTGCTTGTTCAAGAGCTATAGCAATGGCAGTCTTTTGTTTCTTTCCACTGCGGGTCAATTCACTTATGTTAGCAGATATTGTCTTCTTGCTACTACCTTTTTTTAAGGGCATTACTTTTTCTTAGGTCTTCCCCTTTTGGCGGGTGCTTTAGCTTTTGTTACCTTGGCCTTAGTCTTAGCGACAGCTTTAGGCTTTTTGGCTGCAGTTTTCTTTTTGGGTTTGCTTTCTTTAACGACTTTTGCGAGTACTTCGTTGGCTTCTTTGTCGGCTTCCTTCGCGATTTTGTCGATGTCGATATTTGCATTCTCATTGACGCTCGGTTGATTGGCATTGATCCTTTGCTCCTCTTCTAACTTAAGTTGTTTCTTTTGCATTTCTGCTTGTTCTTTTCTTAATGAACTCATCTGTTACCTCTCATAATATCCATTGCTTTAAATTGCGCTGCTTGGTCTATTCTTTCTTTCGCTATATCGTCTTTCATAATAGCAATATCTTTTTGAATACCCAAACGTTGCTCTGCCAAATCATTGTTTTCCATAGCTCTCATAGCATCAAACTGTTGTTTCTGAGCAAACTCTTCACGCTTGCGCTGTACATCATCAGCTTTGATATCTAGTTCTTTACCTCTGAGTTCAACCAAAGGATCTGGTTGCGGTGGAGGTGGCATGAACATAGCATTGATTTGTTCTGTTAATCCCGACACAACTGCAGCAATATCTTTGGCTACATTTTCTTGTAGCTTCTGTTGATATCCCATACCAATTTCTGGTGGTAGTTGTTGTATCTGTTGAGCCATAGCTTGGAACTCAGGATTTTGTGCGTTTTGTTCATCTACAATTTCAGATGCTCTAAATGAAATATGTTGATAAATATGTGCTTGTATCAAAGATAATACAACAGGATTTGCTTGTGCAGTTATGGTTCCGTATAAAGACAAGTGACTGTTGATATGCGAATCATGGTCTTGTCCAGCAAAAGCCTGTTGAGGTATACCGGCAATCAATCCAGAGTTTTCATTAGCTGGATCCACAGGTTGTGGTTGAGGAGGTGGAGGCAACAATTGTTCTATGTTCTGCACACCCATAGAAGAATACATTCTTCTGTAAGCTTCGTATATTCCAGTGGGACCATGAATCTCTGGATTACTCTGTACGGTTCTCAATAGTTCTTGAGCCATCATAACCCTTTGACTCATAGAGAAAGTATTAGGATCTGATACAGGTAATACGTCTACTCTGTCATCAAAGTCCATAGACTTAATCATTTGATTGCCATTCGCAGTATTGTACGGATAAGACGGTGGCAATGATTCTGAAAACACTTTAGCTAGTATTTCAAACTCTATTCTTTGGCTTGAATGTAATCTTTTGTGGATTGCACTCATCACACGAGTACCACGTTCCAATAAAGCTATCGTTGTGCCTACTGGTGCATTTTGATTGCCGTCTCCAACTTGCGTATCAGCGATAGATGCGAAACGCCTACCGCTATCAACCAATATCCCTAGGAGAGAGAGTAGGGTTTGACTTGGCTCCTTAAAAGGCAGCGGAACAAAAGCGTCTCGCAAACTACCACCGGGAGCATCCATATCTCTGAACTCTCCAGGTTGTAAAGGCTGATCATCATTACGTATGCGGATACCACGCGCTTTGAATCCAGCCGGTAAGTTAGAAAGAGTTCCAGCATCTATAAGCTGTCTAAGTATTGATGTGGAGGCTTTAGATAAACCACCAATCATGTGAGTCAAACCAAAGCCATAGAACCCTAGACCTGGTAAAAATTTGTAATGTACGAAGTAATTAATCCTTCTTTTTAAAGGATCTTCTTCTCTGTAGTTTCTTCTAACGGATAAAACCTTGTCGTTAGCTATGGTTACGATATATGGAAGCTTAATACCTGTCTCTTCGCCCTGTGCATTGAGATCTTCAAAGCCCGGTATATCTAATTCTGTATGAATTTCATACACCTTACAGGTATCGTCATCGTTATAACTAGGACTTATACCTTGTATTTGATCTATTTCTTCTTGAATATCATCAGTCTCTTCTGCCAACATATTGCCAGAATCTACATTCACATCACTGTAAAAACCCATTTGTTGTAGTTTCTTAATGTCGTTTATGGACATATTGATTACATGAGTAATCCTAGTAGCACTGTGTAGATCTGTAGCAGCATAAGGTACGATTAAGTCTTCACTTGGTATGAACTTAGATACTGCTCTACCTAGGTTCTGATCATAGTAAATCTTTCTAAAGGCTGAACCAGACAAAGGAAGATAGAACAACATCTGATCCGTTTCAGGATCGTATTCTTTCATGACTTGCATCAACTGATAGTTCATGAACTCTTGCACACGAGAAGCTTGCGCTTCGCTGTCAGGAGTAGTCATACCCAATACTTGTGTTTTAACTGGTCCTTGAGATGGTAGTAATTCGTTATAGGCTTGCGCTTGGAACTGAGTCACGGATTCTGCTAATAAAGGATGCATCACCCCGGATGCGCCTTCAAATGGTTGTGCTCTTTCTTCTGTCTTCATACCAAGATACTCAAGGCCATCGCGGTAAGTCTTTTCCCAATCGCTACGAGAATCTTTATCTGAATCAACGTTATCCATCAAATCATTCTTTAAAGAATTCAAATCAGAATCATCCATCAAATCTGCTAAGTTAGCAGAGAAGTCTGTATCCATTATAGGAGTTGGCATGTTGCCAAAAGCAATCGTACCGTCTTCTAGTTCTTCAAATGATTCTAGTTCTGGATCTTCCTCAGTAACATCGACTTCGATATCCATCGCTTTGTTGCGATTTCTAACTTGAAGTTCTATCTGTTCTTCAGAATCAATCGCTTTGTCTATATCTGCCATTATCTATTACCTTTTAAAAAAGCTCTCCCCTGACCTTTCATTGCCAGACCGCCATTCTTTTTCTTAACAGGCTTAACAACTTTTAAAGTTGACCCGCCATGTGCATCATCAAGAGCTTTCTGTATTTCAGGTACATCAGACTTATAAGCTTGTTTCCCCTTGCGGTATCTTTCCTTTTCTTTCTTAGTAGGCTTAGATTCCTTAATTTCTTTAACAAGTTTCTTGATTAAAGACTTGGCTATTTTTCTAGGCACGTTTACCTTTTAGATTTCATATAAGCTTTGCCTAAACCTCTATTAGACATTACAGCTCCACCAGCCTTAAAATTAGCCATCTTTCTTGATCCTGGCTTGCCACTTTTCTTAACAGGCTTCTTACGACCTCTAATGAAATCAATAGCACCTTTATCGCCACCGAACTTCTTATCCTTACCTAAAAGAACTTTCTTAACGCCTTGTCCTAATCTGTTCAACGGACCTCTAGCTTTACCTTTTCTGTTCATGTATTGCTTAAGTTCGTTGGCATCGTAACCTTTTTTCTTAAGATCATCTTTAGTTACAGCAGTGTATTGTTTTCCTTTATAGGTAAATTTTGTTCCTTCACCTTTGGAACGAGCAAATTTAAAAGCTTCTCCAAAAGTTCCTTCAGACGCTTTAGCGGAGGGCTTCCTTTTGCTAGTTACAGCTAATGCTGTTAATCCAGCTGCTGGTGCAATAGCAGCTGCTTTTACAGCTGTAGGTATTTTACTAGCTCTTGCATTTCTTCTTCTAGCTGTTGGACTAGCGATAGTTTTTGCTGCTTGAATATTACCTTTCGCTTTATTGGTAGAGCCTGCTGCTGTTCTTGCTGCCCTTTGCGATCTTCGTTTTTGTGCAGCTGGAGTTCTAGTAAGAGGAGTAGGTGCTGATTTAGGTTTCGCTGATCTGTCTGCTCTTGCTTTTCTTTGTGCTGTTCTCCTTTGTGCTGCCGGAGTTCTAGTCAAAGGGGTAGGTGCTGATTTAGTTTTAGGTGCTGCTTTAGCTTTTGTTTTCGCCTTTGCTCCTTTTTTAACTGCCTCTTTTGCTATTTTTGTTAATGCTTTTCTTGCCATGTTATTACCTCTTAATAATATATTCGCTCTCTGGGTACTGGCTCATCGTCCTCTTCGTCTGACGCTAGTCTAACGAAGTTACCCTGACGAAATCTCAGTATAGCCTGTGTTGTCGAATCCACAAAGTCATCGTGTTCACCGAATGGAAAGGATGCACATTCTTCGATAACCTCTTCTGCGAAGATAGCATCTGGTGCCCAAACCATTCCTGCCTCAAACACTGGTGAAGCAGAGTGAACCCTTGTAACTTTGTCCTTCCCTTTGGTTGGTCTATAGTTCACCACCGGGATTCCCATCATTCGCAACTCGTGCGTCAAAGGTGTACCACTTGCTTGCGATTCTACCAACACAATATCTGGTTGCCAATAGTTATATTCATCGTAGGCTGTGGTCTTCAAATCAGGGAAATCCCACCGCCCTCTCTTAGCATCTAACAATATAATCGACTCAGGTGCACCATCACTAGGCTTGAACACACCCCAAGTAGTAATCGCACTATAGTCAGCCGTCTCCTTAGAACTAAACGCCGTATCGTATGACTGCAATATGTACGAACAAGGCGGTGGATCATCGTGATCCCAGATCTGCCACCAGTCCCTTTTAATCAAAGCCCCTTCCTCTGAAGTGGGATTCTGCATGTACTGAGCATTCCACTTCGATATTGGAATCGAAGCCTTCACGGATTCTAGCTCCTCAATCTTCCAAAACCCCGGCCACAGCGGAGTATTGTCCTCCAATATGGCAGGAAGCTCCAGGATCTCCCACTGATCTGCGTGGTCTTCACTCATCCGCTTTATCAGCTTCTCAGTCAAATCTAAGGTACTCCACCTCGTCATCACTATCACAATAGTCCCACCAGGCTGTAAACGCTGGCGGGGACCGGAGGTGTACCACTCATAGGCAGACTCAAGGGCAGTGGGCGAGAGGGCATCCTGTTCCGAATGGGGGTCGTCAATAATCAGGAGATCCGCACCTCGCCCTGTGATTGCTCCGCCTACGCCAGCAGCGAAGTATTCACCGCCCTTGTTGGTTTCCCATCGTCCAGCCGACTTACTGTCAGCGGATAGGTTCACCTTATCAAAGATCTGTTTGTATTCTTCTGTGTCCATGAGGTTACGCACCTTACGACCAAACCTAGCCGATAGTTCAGCGGTGTGGGTAGTTTGCATAATCTTCATGTCTGGGTTCAATCCCATGATCCAAGACGGGAAGAACACAGAAGCAAACTCGGACTTGGTATGACGTGGGGGCATGTTAACGATGAGGCGTTTACACTTTCCTTGGGCTACACGCTCTAGCTTCTCAGCGAAAAGCTTATGGTGCTCGCCCTCGATGAAGCCGTCCCATACGTGCTTCACGTATTCGATGAAATCTTTCTGTGCTTTCTCCTTAACGCTCAGTTGTTTGATTCGATTTTGAATCATCACAATCTCTTTTAGAGCATCGTCTGAAACGTGTTTTAGATCTGTGTTTTGATCTGACATACCAAAATGTTTTTTTTTGTGTGAAATATAGTATCGCAATAGGGGTCCCAAGAGAAGAGGGGGGGGGTAAAATGGTTTTTGGGGTAATTGTAGATGTTGATAGTTATATATATATGTATATTTTTTTTGCTACCCCCTTATATGGGGGGGTGGGTGGTCAAAATTTGAGCAGTGCAAAAATCGAACACCGATTCAATAGAGACCCAAAAAAAAAGGGAGGCTCTCGCCTCCCCTTTCTTGCCTTACTCCTATTAGGCTATTTGCTCTATACCATCCTCGCCTTCATGTTCAGCATTCCAATCTAAGACTAGGTTATGTTGCTCACAATATCTTTTTATTCTCTCTGCGATTTCTCTTGGTGAATCCCAAGCAGTTAAGAAAGAAACAAAGAGAACATGTTCTTCATCTTGAATCAATTCAAACTCATAAGAATTCCACTTAGTCCCCCAATGAAGACAAGCGAAGTCGTACCAATTATCAGCACCATATTTCATTTTTAACTCTTTGCGAGTGAGTGGACTTTTTGGTTTGTAAGTTCCATCTTCTAGAATATAATCTTGATAAGAGTCTTCATTATCTAAAGTAACTTCTGCTCCTCTCCTCAGTTCTTTAGGCATTGGAATAATTCCGTTGAAGTCAAACATATCCTCTTTGATTCTGAGGTCGTTCTTCAATTCCTCTAATGCTTGAATCTCTTCATCAACATTAGTATTAGTTTCAATGGTTACAAAGTTTATTGTGTGATTTGGCATAATGTTATCTCCAATCCTTAATAGTTAATATAGATGATGATTTGATTTCGTAAGGTGCTTTGTGAGTCAGCTTGAATGTTGCTTGCTCTTTCTCACCTTCCAATATCCCTTGGATATTCTTCCTGTCTTTCGCTACATGAACATCTTGTAAGTTGTCATTTGCGAAGGTCTGGAAATTCTTTCTGATCCCAAAAGCCAAAGGTTTTAAGATCAGGTTTTCCAAGAACATATCCTTAATAGATTTTCTCAAATCTTGGACTATGCTTTGCCTCTCCTTGAGTTCTCTTACTTCTACAGTAAGTTCTAACTCTTGGATTCTTTCTTGATTCATCTTTAGATAATCAAGTTTCTTTTTTAATGTTTCCATTAGGTTTCTCCATTTTGTCATTTGCTTAATTGCTAATGAACTACGTTCATTATATATATTTATTGCACAAATTCAACACAATATTGCATTAATTATGTATAATGGTATTTCCATTAATAAAACTATAAGGAGAAAATAAAATGGGAAATAGAGCCGTAATAACAATTAAAGAGAAAGATGTTCCTCAAGAGGATTGGAATTCTCTTTATCTTCATTGGAATGGTGGGCGTGATAGCGTTGAGCCGTTTCTTCATGTAGCCAAGATGTATGGAATCAGATGTAATAATGATTCATCGTACGCAATCGCTAGACTTTCGCAGTTGATAGGCAATACTTTAGGAGGCACGCTTTCGCTTGGCGTTGGTGCTTATAAGTGCTTAGACACTCACAGTGATAATGGCGTTTATGTTGTTGAAGATTGGGAGATAGTCGATAGATTAAATCATGATGGCTATGAACAATCAGAGTATAACTTTGATGAGTTCGTGGCAGAAATCAGAAGTATGAATGATGGAGTCTTTGGCTATACCTCAGAATGTGAGGGGGAAATAGCATGACTACATTAACCTTTAACAGTAATAAAAATTTAAAGTCTCTCGCGAGGGAGACTTTATTCGCAAAGGAATTCAAAACTGCCTATGTCGATGAGACAACAGACGAAAGGTCTTTTTGGCTTGTCAAAGATGATGGCATCTATGTTATGAATTGCTATCTAAAAAATGGTGAAAGAAAAGTTGAGCATGTTGTCTATGCTAGTGGATTTAATCCTAAGTATGATAAAGATGGTGACTTGTGGGATAGAACACACGAAGTTAGTGGCGATGACTTCGCAGAAAATATCCCATTGGAAATATCTCAATTAAATCGTTTGCGAGAGGGTGGCAACCTAACCATCAAACTTACATCTGAATACATAGAGGT